GGCGGGCTGGGAGGACTTCCTTTGAGAGCCCGATCGATGGCCTTGCGGATGAACTCGCCGCGCTTGTTCGGCCCCGCCAGGGCATCGATGCGCGCCGCTACATCCGCAGACAGGCGGATGGTCGTCACAACGGTTTCCATGTTTCGTTTCAGCGGCGGGCGGCCCATGCGGGGCTTTGTGCCCGACTCCATCGAGAGCGTCAAATCCACCTCCATAACGTAGTCTGTTATTGACCCTTATAACGTATTCGCCTATAACGGTCAAACCGAAGCAAAAGGGGCATTCAAATGAAGCTGGTTTTCAAGAATGGCGCCGTCGAAATCTGGGCTGTGACCGAAGCGCATGGCGTTGACTACTACGTCTACGGCGTCACCAGCGACCCCATCGTGTGCCCGTCGCTCAGCATGGCCCGTGAGAAGGCGGCGGCGTGACCGCCTACTACAACGAAATAGACCCTGCCGCGGCTGCGGTGCTCGTTCAGCTTATCGCTGACGGCGTCATCGCGCCCGGGGTGGTCGACACGAGATCTATCAAGGACGTGCAACCGGATGACCTCAGCGGCTTCACGCAATGCCATTTCTTCGCAGGAGGCGGGCTCTGGTCCGTCGCTGCTCGACTGGCTGGATGGCCTGACGACCGCGCCATCTGGACCGGGAGCTGCCCCTGCCAACCCTTCAGCGCAGCAGGAAAGGGTGGCGGCAAGGATGATCCAAGGCATCTGTGGCCGGACTTTCATCGCCTCATCCGTGCCGCCCGGCCCGCTGTCGTCGTGGGAGAGCAGGTTGCGGGAAAGGCTGGGTACGATTGGCTCGACGGAGTCCGCGCTGATTTGGCGTCAGAAGGTTACGCCAGCCGGGGCGTCGATATCCCGGCTTGTGCCGTCGACGCGCCACACAAACGGAACCGACTTTACTGGGTCGGTCTCATTCAATCCGACACCGGACGCGAGCACTGGAGGACCCGATCCAGAGAGCCGCACCACGGGCAAGTCCGTCCAGACGATCATGGCATCGTACAACCCGACGCCCACCGTGGCGGACGTGGAGGGCGGCCGGAAGGCGCGCAGTGGTGCCAGGTCGAACGAGCCTTTGCTCAACGGGCTATTGGCGGCCTATTCGCCGACGCCGACCAGCCTGAGCTTCGCGGAGAGCCACCAGCCAGGGAACAGCCGTTCGCTCAATCTCATGCGGGCGCACTTCGAAACGGGTCTTGGTGGGCCGACGCCATCTGGCTCGTCAGCCCCCTCGACGGGAAAGCGCGGCGCTCCAAACCCGGCATTCCCTTTCTGGTTGATGGGCTTCCCGGACGAGTGGACCTCTGGCGCGTTGGCGGCAATGCGATCGTTCCGATCCTCGCGGCGGAAGTCCTCAGTTCGCTCATCGAAACGGAGCTCGCAGACGCCGCCTAAAGAATAAGGGCCCGCCACTGGTCAGGTGGCGAGGCCCTAAAATACGTCGGTCTCTCAGAAGGACACCCGACGCACAACTGTTATAACGTAACAGCCTGTGGAGCGCAAGCGAATGTCGTTCAGTCCGAGTGCCCGGCCTCAACAAGCGAACGGGAAACAAAAACACCAGATGCGCGTGACCCATAGCGCTCTGGGCCTTCACAAGCCGGGCAACCCCCGGAACGGTCCGCGACTTCGAATGCCGTCCAGCCGGGGTTGGCCCCTCGGAAAAAGGCCCGAAGTGGTTCCAGCCGTAAGAAATGGAGCCAAAGGAACGAGTTGGGAACCAACTTGGCGGCGATGCGCCGGAAAAGGTCTGAGTATGCGCAGCTGCAAGGCTGTTCCCATAGCCAGGGACTTCGCGGAACCAGTGCGCTGGCCATACCGTGAAGGCAGAAAAGGGGTTGCTATGGAGAAACGAGAAGTGATGACTTGGGGACAGCAACTGGTCGAACTGCGGTCGACGCCGGAGCCCAACACCGGCTGTTGGTTGTGGACTGGCGGGCTCACCGGGGAGGGCTACGGCTCCGCCTTTGGGCAATTGGCTCATCGTATCTCTTACGAAGCTCACAAAGGCCGTATCCCTCACGGGCTCTTGGTTCGGCACAACTGCGACCAGCCGAGCTGCGTAAACCCCGAACACCTCATCGTCGGCACGCACCTGCAGAACATGCAGGACAAGACCCGTCGTGGGCGTGCGGCTGGAGCAGGGAAGGGCGCTGCGCACTGGAAGGCAACACTCACCGACGCTGACGTGCTGGCCATCATTGCCGATGCGCGGCCCCAGCGGGTCATCGCAGCGCAGTACGGCATTCGTCAGCAGGCAGTGTCCAAGATCAAGCTGAAACAAACTTGGGCTCACCTCAGAAAAGGGTGAGCTATGGCCGAACGTCGGCAGCCTAACCAATCAAAGCGAGAGAGCATCATGAGCGACAGACCGAAAGACATCCCGGAGAAATTGTGGGAAGCGCCGAGCACTTTCGAGATCGCAAAGATGCCGATTGGCGGGCGCGAGCTTGTATGCCGCGCCATCATGGCTGAGCGCGATCGAACCATCGCGACTTTGCGCGACATGGTCGAAGAGGAGGCACCGAGCAGCCCTTCGGCGCAGGCGCTGCGGTCCGCTGTTCGACGCTTTCCACCGTTCACCCCGGAGGCATCATGAGCGACGTGACGATACCGGAACTTCGGAAGCACGCAGATATTTGGGGGAAGGCCAGCGAGATCGCGACTGCCACGAAGCCGTATGGATCGACTTTCGGTGAGGTGTACGTGGCCCCAATTGCCCGCGCCATCCTCGCAGAGCGTCAGGCCGCAGAGGCTCGCATGGCGGCGCTACTGAAAGACCCGGTAGCAGTGCGGCTCAACTGGCAGCGAGGCGGCATCAACGCCGATAGCATCATAGCCGAGGAGCGTGAGCGGTGCGCCAAGATCGCCGACCGGGAGGCTGAAGAGCGCCAGGCAGTGGCCCCGCTACTGGACGGGAAGGCGAGGACTGTAGCCATCGGACAGGCATCAGTAGCTAGCGGGATCGCCCAAGCCATCCGGTCTCCCCATGAGTAAGGGGGAGAACATGCTGGAGAGGGTCGACGTGATCGATCGGTTGAAAGCTGCCTGCGTTGGCCACCCGCACGCCAAGATACCTTGGCCGCACCGTCTGCTGCACGATGCCATCGCCGAAATCAAAGCCCTCCGTACCGCCCTATCTCAACCCAATGACGAAGGAGAGGGGAAGTGAGCGACCTCGATGTGCTTCTGAGGAAATCGAAGGCCGCACTAGAGGCTATGTCGCCAGAAGAGCGTGCTGCGATGTTTGAGGCGCAGCGGCAGTCGTGGCTGAGGGCAATGGCGCCTTGCGAGCACGGCGTGGCGGACTGGGAGGATTGCCCAGACTGTCGCCAGCCCCACTTCTCATCCAAATGGAACAAGGAATGACGGAGAGACTGTATCCGACCGCGCCTTCGGAATGGAGCAAGCTGTGGCAACTCGGCGTCGGCTTTGGAGCGTGGGGGACAGCGTCCATGGCGTTCTTGCTGGCCGTGGCATTCTTGCGGTTGCCGGAATGGGCGTTCATCGGCGCCATTCCGATGCTGATCGCTGCCACCTACTGCGCAAGCGCCTCGATCTCTTTGCGGCAACGCATCGTGGACGACACGGACTTCGAGCACGAAGAACCAACCACCTAGACTAGCACATCCACCAACCCAGGGGCATCTGAGATGGGTAAGCGCGGACCACGTAGACAGGAAGGCAAACGAGAGGCCGGGGGTCGGCTATCCCGCAGGCCCATCGAAAAGCAGGCTCGAGACATTGCCAAGGTAGCAGCTGACGAATGGGACGCCATGAACACGGCGCTCATGGCCCGCTGGCGTGTCCACCACGTGCCGATGGAGAAGCTGCGGGACCAGATGGCCGGCAGCTACATCGGCCGCCTGTGCCTAAGCCACTTGTCCGCTGGCGGTGACGAGCTGGTCGGGATCACTCTCACGCAGTACGACGCAGCGCAGGCGTACATGGCAGATCTTCGGGCCTATCATGTGGCCATCGACGCGCCAAAGCAGATGGGGGCGATCGATCTGAACGCGGTGCACGGTCGCAGTCATCATGAGAACGTCAAAAGATCCGAGCAGGCAATCGTGCGGTTCCTCGGCGCCAACAAGGATGGCAGCGGCGGCGCGACAGGAGCGATCCGTGACGCGCAGATGGTCGTGGGCAACCGAGGAAACCTATACGCCGCTATGGAACTGTGTGTGATCAAAGACGTCGATCTGCATCACATGGTGGGTGACGTGAGGCTGGCGCTCAACGCGCTGGCTAGGCATTACGGGCTTGGGAACAGGAGAGCGGCATGACTAAGTTCATGGACGCGCTGAACCGATCAACCGGACTGCTTTACAAGGTAGTCTGGTGGCCGGAGGACTGGGGGCTTGATCGAAGGGAAGCCGCTACATCCTACGTGGTCGCGAGGTCGATGGATGAGGCAGCGGCGCGGCTGTCAAACAACAAGATGGACATCAAGAGCGTAACGATGATTGGGCATGTTATCGAACAAACCTCAACCGCGCTTGACGTGACTCGCGAAGCAGCCTAGACATAGTTTCCAACGTAGGCGCTTCGCGCCGAACCGGCCCCGTGGTTTGACCTCCTGCGGGGCCTTTTGATTCCACCGGGTATGAGCGTTGAGCCGCAGGGGACGTGCGGCTGGCAACTAGCGCAGCGCTCCATAAGCGGCATCCCCACGGCCCGGAACGAGTAGGGGCTACGCTGGTTCGAACCCAGCCCATGCAGGTAACAGTGCATGGTCGTCTAGCTTGGAAGGACGGCCCCGTATTCGTAGCCTCTGGCCCGGAGGCAGAACGCGCAGCATAGCTACTGCGAGGGCAAAGTTTGGGTAGGCCTATGGACGCTCAGGTTTCGCGACGGAGAGCGTGAGTTAAATGGCTGTGTTGCCGAGGTCGCGACTACCGGCAACGCCCAATTCAGTTTGAGGCATGGTATCCGCTGCCTGCAGAAAGGGGCGGAAAGGTGGTTCGAATCCACCGGCCTCAATCCAATCTGGCGGCCGCACTAGTGCAGTTGCGGAGCGAAGAACCCGAGATGGGCTGCACCGCTCGGGCCCCGCTTGAAAGCCGGTAGTTGCGTCCCGGCCCGCCAGTATCCCCCTAAACCAGAGCAGGCAGCAGTGGCCTGACACCACAAGCGACCAAGCTTCGAGCAGTCGCAGGGAGCTAAGCCACCCAAAGGCTTAGGCATTCAGAACAATGGCGTTTGAAGAAGGCAAATCGGGCAACCCCGGTGGGCGGCCGAAGCACAAACCGTTTCAGGAAGCGCTACGCATGGAGATGCTCGCTGCTGAACGCGGTGAGGCGTGCGAGGCGAAGCCGGGGTCGCTCCGGTGGAACGCGCGCAAGCTGCTTGAGCAGGGCGAAGTCAGCTCCATTCGTGAAATCGCTGACCGTCTCGATGGTAAAGTTGCACAGGCTGTGGTGGGTGACGACGATCTGGACCCCATCCGCCTCATCCAGCGCATCGAGCGCGTAGTTGTCCGTCCTTCAGATCCCGACAGCTGAGGTCTTCACGCCACTGCTCGAGCCAGCCCGCTACAAGGGCGCTCACGGTGGCCGAGGCTCCGGCAAGTCGCATTTCTTCGCCGGACTGCTCGTTGAGGACAGTCTCGCCGAGCCAGGAGAAACAGGCGAGGGGCTTCGTTCGGTCTGCATTCGTGAAGTGCAGAAAGACCTGACCCAATCGGCCAAGCTGCTCATAGAGGACAAGCTCTCAACCTTCGGGCTCGGTGAGGCAGACGGCTTCAAGATATTCCGCGACGTGATCGAAACGCCCAAGGACGGCGTGATCATCTTCAAGGGCATGCAGGACTATACAGCGGAGTCGATCAAGTCGCTGGAGAAGTTCAAGCGCGCCTGGTGGGAAGAAGCGCAGACCGCCTCTGCCCGTTCGGTCAGTCTGTTGCGTCCGACCATTCGCGAGCCAGGGTCCGAGATCTGGGCGAGCTGGAACCCGCGGCGCAAGAACGACCCCATCGACATGATGCTGCGGGGGCCGGTTCTTCCAACCGGTGCCCGCGTCGTCAAGGCCAACTGGAGCGACAATCCCTGGTTGCCGGATGTGCTGGCGCAGGAACGGCTCGATTGCCTGCGTGACCAGCCAGACCAATACGACCACGTGTGGGAAGGCGGCTACGTGACCATCGCGGATGGCGCCTACTTCGCTCAGAACCTCGCCACGGCCAAACATGAGGGTCGCATCGGCAGGGTGGCGGCAGACCCGCTGCTGACGTTCAAGCTCATCTGCGACATTGGCGGTACCGGGGCCAAGGCCGACGCGTTCGCCATCGTCGTTGAGCAGTGGGTAGGCCGCGAAATCCGCGTGCTGAACTACTACGAGGCAGTCGGGCAACCATTCGCCGCTCACCTCAACTGGATGCGGTCGCAAGGCTACACCCCAGAGCGGGTGCAGATCATCCTGCCGCATGACGGTAGCTCGCACGACAAGGTTTACGACGTCTCATACGAGAGCGCCTTCAGGGACGCCGGCTACGATGTGCTGGTGATCCCGAACCAGGGTAAGGGCGCGGCGATGCAGCGAGTGGAAATCTCGCGGCGATTGTTCCCGAGCATGTGGTTCAACGAGGCGACAACCGGCGGGCTGCTCGATGCGCTCGGCTGGTATCACGAGAAGCGCGACCCAGAGCGCGGCATTGGGCTTGGTCCTGAGCACGATTGGGCATCGAACGGCGCTGACGCCTTTGGGCTCGGCAGCGTGGCCTATGACGAACCCCGTCAGAAACGAGAAACAGGCGCGCGGTCATATCGCGGCGCTGGAGGTTGGATGGGCTGATGGCTGAACATATTCTATATGGCGTCTCGGTTGTTCGCCCAGAACAGATGGTTACCATCATCCCGGAGCCGCCGGAAACGCGTCGCGAACGATTTGTGCGCATCGCAAAAGGGGTGGCTTGGGCGGTGCTGTGCGCCGTGGGCTTCCTTCTCGGTGTCGCTGCGTGGGCGCTCTTCACGTTCCTTATCCAAGCGCCGGAGTTGTCGGCCTTGGGCGGGTTCGCGATCGGCGCTCTGACGTTTTTGGTCTGGAGCGGCCGCCGTGGCTGACAAAGACAAGCTCGCCCAAGGCCGCCGCACCTTCACACTGGCGCAGGACGCAGAGACAGACAACCGCGCCGCCTACGAGGACGACGTCTCGTTTGCTCGCCACGAGGAACAGTGGCCGTCCGATATCCTGAAGCAGCGGACCGATGAGGGCCGCCCGACGCTCACCATCTCGAAGATGAACTCGTTCATCCGGCAGGTGGTCAACGATGCGCGCCAGAACAAGCCGGCGATCAAGGTTCACCCTGCCGATAGTGGCGCAGACCCAGAAACAGCCGAGGTCATCAACGGGCTGATCCGCAATATCGAATACACCTCGAATGCGGACACTGCCTACGACACTGGCATGGAGTGCGCTGTCTCTGGTGGCTTTGGCTATTGGCGCATTGGGCTCGACTACGCCTACGAAGACAGCTTCGACATGGATCTGTCGATCGAGCGCATCGCCAACCCGCTCTCGGTCTATGGCGATCCCTATTCGACGGCCGCGGACTCGTCCGACTGGATGGATGCGTTCGTGGTCGACGTCATGTCCAAGGACCAGTTCAAGGCCAAGCACGGCGAAACCAAGACGGTTCGTGATTGGGACGATACATCATGGGGCGAAGAAGGCTGGCGCGTCGGCAATGACGTGACGGTGGCCGAGTGGTGGCATCGCGAGCAGGCTGAGATCAAGGTTCAGCAGTTCCTGAATGCACAAACCAACGAGATTATGACCTACACTGAGGAGGCGATTGCTCGCACGCCAGAGGTGCAGGCGTCGATCGCCGTCGGCAGCCAAAGCGGCGGAACAGCGGGCCTGATCTTCAAGCGCGAACGCATGGCCAAGACCTTTCGGGTGACGCAGAACACCATGACGGGCGCCGAGGTGCTGTCCGAGGTCAAGTGGGCGGGCTGCTACATCCCCATCGTCCCGGTCTACGGCGACGAGTACAACATCAAGGGCAAGCGCTATTTCCGCTCGCTGATCCATTCGGCCAAGGACGCGCAGCGGCAGTTCAACTACTGGCGCTCGGCAGCGACTGAATTGGTGGCATTGGCGCCCCGCGTGCCGTGGATCGGGCCGAAGGGCTCATTCGACAGCGACCAGGAGCGCTGGAACACCGCCAACACGCAAAGCCACGCGTATCTCGAGTATGACAACAAGGGCGCACCGCCGCAGCGCATGCCGCTCGATAGTGGCGTTGCCGCTGGCGCGTTGCAGGAAGCGCTGAACGCCTCCGACGACATGAAGTCGGTGATTGGCCTGTACGATGCCTCGCTGGGCGCCAAGAGCAACGAAACTTCCGGTCGGGCCATCATGGCTCGCCAGCGTGAGGGCGACGTCTCGACGTTCCACTTCGTGGACAACCTGAACCGGGCCATTCGCCACACTGGGCGCATCCTCATTGACATGATCCCGCACGTCTACAGCGGTGAACGCATCATTCGGGTGATGGGCGAGGATGGCAAGCCAGAGAACAAGCAGCTCGGCAAGGAATACCAGAAGGTCGATGACAAGACCGGGCAGCCCATGGTCGATGAAACGGGGCAGGCCATCATGGCGCTGCACGACCTGTCGGCGGGCAAGTACGACCTGACCGTGACCACGGGCCCGAGCTTCACCACGCGTCGCGAGGAAGCGGCATTCCAGATGACGGAAATGATGCGGGCGCTGCCGGCGTCGGCACCAATCCTCGGTAAGCACCTGGCGAAGAACCTCGATTGGCCGGGGGCCGACGAGATCGCGGAAGAGCTTGAGCAGATGGGTCAGCCGCAGATCCCGCCGGAACTGCAGCAGCAGATCGAAGAAGGCAAGCAGACCATCGCCAAGCAGGCTGAGGAAATCCAGTCGCTCAAGCAGGACCAGAGCATCGATCAGGCCAAGCTGGCGGCGGACATTCAGCAGGCCAACGTTGAGGCGCAGAACAAGGTCCAGATAGCGCTGATCCAGATCAAGGCCGACAAGGAAATTGCCATGGCCAAGATCGCATCGCAGCAGGAAATCGACGCCTACAAGGCCGGACTTCAGGCGCAGGTCGCAGCATCGCGGCCACAACCCGCTCCGGCGGCATAGGAGAACACTATGGCAAATCAGGTAGAACTTGCGCTGTTCTCAGGCGGCGCTGTGACGACGGCTAATCCGGTGCCGGTTCAGTCCGGTGGTGGCGCGGTCGATGGTGCCGCCGCTTCAGGCAACCCAGTGCCAATTGGCGGCATCTACAACTCCACACCCCCGACCTACGACAACCAAGATCGCACGCAGGCGCAGTACGATAGCCGCGGCGGTCAGTTGGTCGTGCTTAAGGGTGCAGACAGCGGCACCGGCACCCCCGCGCGCAACACCGGGGCGGATGGGCAGGGGGGCTCGGCAAGCACTGTCAGCGTGGCAGCGCAGCCGTTCGTGTACAACGTCAACACATCCCTCTGGGACCGGGTGAAGAAGCCAGTCGCCGTGGCTCGGATTGTATCCGCTGCTGCCTCGACCAATGCGACAGTGGCAAAGGCGTCGGCCGGCGACGTGTTCAAGATTATTGGGTACAACGCAGCAGCGGCGTTGCGCTACATCAAGCTCTACAACAAGGCGACGGCGCCGACAGTTGGCACCGACACGCCAGTCATGACGCTCACGATCCCGGCGTCCTCGGCTTTCGACATTGACCTGTACTCCCTCTATTTCGCAACCGGCATAGGCTTCGCGTTCACGACAGCCGGAGCTGATGCAGACACAGGAGCCCTGACGGCTGGCGACATCACCGGCTTCAACCTCGTGTATGCCTGATGCCATTCTGGGGCAGCCCTGATCGCGAAACGGCTCGGCACGTATTCGACTATATCCCGAGCAATCAGCACGCGGCGATCATAGCGCGGACCAGCTCCTACGACGCAGCGTCCGATATCCAGAGGGCGGTGAACGATGCCGAGAGCGGGGGCGGCGGCAACGTCTTCCTCCCGAGCGGTAAGTTTGTTTTTGGCGGCTCGGTCGCGCCCAAGCGTGGCGTAACCATCGAGGGCGTATATCCCGGCGTCACGCCCACGGATGCCGCAAGCTGGGACCTTGGCTGGGACGTAACCACAGGCACGGTCATTACCTATCCTGGCGGCGTAGCGTTTGCCCAGGACATGTCGGGCGGCAACGGCACCGCATCAGCGATCGACGGCGTGCAACTTCGAAACCTCGGGTTCGATAATGTCCTGTCGATCCTCACCACGGGGGCAACGAACAAGTCTGGGCTGTCGGGCTCTCGTATCGACAACATCTTCGCCAGCGACGTAACTGGGCTGGCGTTCGATCTCATCAACCCGATGCACGTCCACATGACGAACGCCAAAGCGGCGCGGGTTTATCAGTTGCTCAAGATCACGAGCGACTATGACACCAACGTTATCAACCATCAGCCAGGCAACAGCTACTTCGCCGACCTCTACGCCTACGTCACTGCAGCCGGCCACGGGGAAAGCAGCATCCATCTGCAGGCCATCGATCGGAACGCGCGCGGCACCCCGCTCAACTACTGCCATTTCGACCGCGTGCAGGTGAACCGCTTCGGCTCATCGAGCAAGACCGGGCACCATCTCCGCCTCGAGGGCGCTGACGCCGGCACGACGATCAACGGCTGTGGCTTTCGCGGCTTGGACTTCGAAGGGGCAGCGCTCTATCGGGTCAGAATGGAGCGGGCCTATCATAACCATCTGGAGTTCAAGGGCTTCGCGCAGGCGTCCGCAAGCGACGTTGATTTCTACGTGCGAAACGGCACGCACAACGAGATCCACTGCATAGACGACAACGCCGTTCTGGATATCGACTCGTCAGTGAACCCGCTGCTGTTCTTCGGCACGCTTGCGTCTCACGTCAGTTCGTCGCGCCCGCTGGGCTTGTGGCAGGACAAGACCAAGGGCGGCGGTTCGCAGCTCGGCGTAGGTATCTCGCAGGAGGCGTGGAATTTTGCCAGCCCCAGCGTGCCGGCGTTGCCGACCACCTACGTGGACTTCACGGCAGGCGGCGGGGGCCTTCGTCCCAAGCGCACCAACTGGAACAGCGCTACCCAGCTAACGCTTAACGCCGGGCTCATGGGCATCGTGGAGATGTCCTTTGCCGGCGACCAGTCGCTGGTAATGCCCGAGGCGTCGACCTGCCCAAGGCAGGAAGTAAGTATCAAGAAAACCGGCGCGTCCGGGACAGTGACGATCACCACGCAATCGAGCCAGACGATCGACGGCGCCTCTTCCAACACCTACCTGGACACCCAGTACAAGTGGCTGGTGCTCTACAGCACTGGTTCGACGTGGTTCATCATCGGCAAGGGTTAGGGCAAGAAGCAACGCGCCCTGTGGAGTTTACGCACATGCCAAGAGACGCACTCTGGGTTCAGCCCAACGGGGTGACGACCGTTGTCACCGTAGACGATGACGGCAACCTCATCGAGGACGTGCCCGAGGTTGTCGAGCCCGCTCCGGTGGAAACAGTGGAGGCGCCGGCCGAACCGGCCAAGGCTCCTGACCCGCCGCCCCAGCAACACCGCCACCGCGGACGCCGCAACCGGCGCTGACAAGTTTCAAGGCTCCCACTTCGGGGGCCCTTTTTATTACCCCGCACCAATCCCCTTGAAAGGAAGTGCACCCTATGGCCGACGAAGCCGAAAGCGTTGCTGCCCCGATCGAACAGGCCGCGCCTGCAATCGAGACGGTAACAACCGAGACGACGACTACTCCCGTCGATGACGGGCCGCAACTGATCCTCGAGCCCGGAGAAGAAGCAGACGCCGAAGCGGAAGCCGCTGAAGCTGCTGCCCTTGCCGCAGCCGAGGAAGAACTCGAAGACGTTGACTGGAACGGGAAGACGTTCAAGGCCCCCAAGGGGGTCAAGGACGGCATTCTCATGCAGTCTGACTACACCAAGAAGACGCAGGCTGTTTCCGAACAGGCCAAGGCACTGGAGGCTCGGCGTGCCGAGATCGACCAGCAAGCCGCGGCTACAGAGGAAGAGCTGCGAGATCGTGCTGTGCTTCTGGGCGTCAACGCGCAGATCGAGCAGTACAAGGACGTGGATTGGGTGACGCTCGCTCGCACTGACCCGGTTGGGTACAACGAGCATCGCGCCCGGTTCGACCAACTGAGGGCTGCAGCGGAAGAAACCGCCGCAAGCCTCAAGACCAAGCAGGCGGAACGCACTCAGAAAGCGGAGCGAGAACTCGCCAACCGCGTTGAGGAAACGCTGAAATTCGCCCGCGAGAAGATCCCCGGATTTAAGCCGGAGCTGATCGAGAGCCTGGTGCAGTTTGCCCAGGCGGAAGGCATCCCGGAAGAAGCGATCAAGGCCAACTGGTCGCCAGCCCTTCTCAACCTTCTGCACAAGGCGAACATCGGGAATTTGACGCTCCAGAAGCAGGCAAACCTGCCGAAGCCGGCCCCAGCTATTCCGCTCACTCCTTTGACTACCGTGAGCGGCAAGACCACCCCCGCAGCCCGCACCGACCTGGCCTCCGCCGATATGGAGGCCTACGTCGCAGCGCGCCGTGCAGGGGTTGGTGGCAGGCCCATTCGGTAACACCCTCATCAGTCTTGAACGTCGGATGACGTCCAGGCCCAGCGCCGCCGAGAGCGGCCAGAAGGACCCACAAAATGTCCAACACTACGCTTACCGCGGACATCATCGCCAAAGAAGCGGTGATGATCCTCGAGAACGAACTGGTCATGGCGAACCTTGTTCACCGTGGCTACGAGGAAGAGTTCACCAACAAGGTCAACGGCTACAACGTTGGTGAAACCGTCTCCATCCGCCGGCCGACCGACTTCACCGTTCGTGACGGCGCCGTGGCGGCCGTGCAGGACGTGGTCGAAGGCAAGACCACCTTCACGGTGGACAAGCAGAAGGGTGTGGACTTCAAGTTCACCTCCCAGGACCTGACTCTGCAGATTGGCGATCTCTCTGAGCGCGTCATGAAGCCGGCACTGGTGCAGCTCGCCAACCAGGTGGATCGCGACGTGTTCGCGCTCTACAAGAAGATCCCCAACCACGTCACCATCCCCTCGGGCGGCATCAATTCCTATGCCGACTTTGCCCTGGCGGCTGAGCGCATGGACCTCATCGGTATTCCAGCCGACGACCGTCGCGCCGTTCTGACCGCTTCGGACAAATGGGCGATGCTCGGCTCGCAGACTGCTCTCTACATGCAGGATGTGGCCAAGGGTGCCTTCCGTGAGGCCAGCATGGGCCGCATCGGCGGTATCGACACCTACTCCAGCCTCAACGCTCCGCGGCACACGACCGGCTCTCGTACCGGCACGGATACCATCGGCGCGTCGTTCACTGGCGATACCTGGGCCGCCACCAAGGACACCAACTACAGCACGGTGACCATCAGCAACATGTCTGGTGCAACCGTGACCCTGGCGGCCGGCGACACCCTGACCATCGCGGATGTCTACGACGTCAACCCGGTGACCAAGGAACAGCTCCCGCACCTCAAGATGTTCACCGTGGTGAACGCCGAGACAGCGTCGGGTTCGTCCATCGCAGCGGTGGAAATCTCCCCGGCGATCATCGTCTCGGGTGCCCAGCAGACCGTCGCTCTCGCTGCCGGCGTGACCGATATCAACACCAAGGTGGTGACCTATCAGGGCGCCGCTTCGACCGCCTACGCGCAGAACCTCTATTTTCACAAGAACGCGTTCGGTCTGGTCATGGTGCCGATGGTGAAGCCTCCGGGGGCAATCGACGTCGGCCGTCGCACCTACAAGGGGATCAGTGTCCGCGTCATCCCGTATTATGATGGGGTCAATGATTCGTCCAGTTGGCGACTCGACATTTTGTATGGAACGAAAGCAATCGACCCACGGCTTGCAGTTCGTGCAAGTCTTGCGGCAGATGTTGCTTAATATTAGGCAGCGCCTTTTCGGCCTTTGTGCCGTTCTCTAGTTAACGCTAGTTTGATCGGCCAACCTGCGGCCATTCGGCTCCACACCAAATAGTACGGCACTCCATAATCTATTGCCCATTCGGCGATGGTCTTGGTAACGCCGTTCATGGTGGCGGAACGGGTGGTTCGCCGGTTGCGCGTTTGCTCAAGCCGAGTAGCCCAATAGCAGTTGTCCGGTGCGTAGCCCTTGTCGTTGTCTCTGCGCTCGATGGTTAGGCCGGGGCGGTAGTCGTCGCCCATGTCGGCAACAAAGCCCGCCACGTCCAGCCATCGGTCGCAGACGGCAATTCCTCTGGCGCCGTACCGACCATATGCGGCGTGGGCAGGATTAGTACAGCGGTCAACCATCGACCTCCATACACGGTAAACGCCTTCGCGAGTGTCACTCGATCTTGCGGCGGCTCCATGCTTCGTCATCCCGGCCCGCCTGACGCACCCGCAGTTTGTGGACAGCCCGTTTGTGATGTTGCCCAGCCGAACAACCTTCGGCGGTGACCCGCAAGCGCACTGAGCCACGGCGAGGGTGATCTCCGTGCCTGGCTTCCTGCCGAAGCCAAGCAGCGTCCACAACCCGGCTTTCTCACCTGGCGTCCTCTGGCTTTTGGCAGAGGGGACCAGGCCAAAGTCGGCAACATCAACCATCTCGCGCTCCTGACTATGATGGAGGCGAGGTTATCACAAACCATCCGAAAGGAATACCCGAAATGGCTCTCAAGCAGCTCAGCGATGGCGGTCCCGATGGCACCGTCATCGGCCAGTCGTCTACCGATCTGGTCAGCTTCTACGGCGGCACCCCGCGTGCGCGCCCCTCGGTCCCGGCGGCGATCACCGATGCCTCCGGTGGCGTGGCGGCGGTCACCAACGGCGTGCTCACGCTGACCGGCACCTACAACTCGACCATCATCGCGAATGCGCTGGCGACCATCATCGCCTCGCAGACGTCGTTGCGGGCCGCTCTGGTGTCCCTGGGCATCGTCGCATGAAGGTTCACGTGTCCATTCCGGCGTATGACCGGAAGATCACGTGCGAAACAGCTCGCTCCCTGCTTAATGAGCAGGGGGCGGCACACCTTGCTGGGATTGATCTGCAGGTAACGTTCATCCCCGGCTCATCGCTGATCACGCAGGCCCGCAATCAGGCGGTCAAGGAGTTCATCGACTCCGACGCCGACCGACTGGTGTTCGTTGACAGTGACGTGGCCTGGGATGTGGGGAGCGTCCTCAAGATCGCCTCCCACAAGGTGGATTTCTGCGGCGGCGCCTACCGCTACAAGGACAATGTCGAAGGCTATCCGGTGGGGTGGCTCGACAAAGACGAACTCTGGGCTGACCCGGAGACTGGGTTGCTCGAGGTGGCAATGCTGCCGGGCGGCTTCCTCAGCCTCAGCCGGGATGTGTTCCTCAAGCTCAGCAAGGCGCACCCTAACCGCGTCTACAGCTTCCACGGCCATCCATTCCACGCCTTCTTCCATTGCCCGCCTGGCGACGGCGAGGACGGCGCGTTCTGTCGCGACTGGCGTGACATCGGCGGGCAGGTGTGGCTCGACCCTGAATTGTCACTGACGCACGTCGATGGCGCCCAGAAGTACCCCGGCCATATCGGCAACTGGCTCAAGAACCGAGGTGCCTAGATGGCTCTCTCCAACTATACCGAGCTGCAGGCTTCCGTCCTCGACTGGATGGTCCGCGCCGGCCAAACCGGGCAGGTTGTCGACTGGATCGCCCTCGCTGAAGCGCGCCTCAATCGTGAACTCGGTCCGGTGGAGACTGACACGACGCTGACCGGCGTGGTGGACAGCCGCCGCATCGATATTTCCGCGGTTTCCATCGTGCAGCCGATCGCCCTGTTCCTCGCGGAAGTCGGCAGTGATGAGGTGCGGATCAATCCTGCGGCAGATGGGACATTCCCGTATCTGACGACGAGCGGGCGCCCGACCAAGTGGGCCATCGACGGGACCAATATCGATTTCGACCGGCCGCTGGACAGCGCTTATCCGTTCCGGTTCCGCTATCGGCAGCGGTTCGCGCTCGCGACCTCATCGACCAACTGGCTGCTGACCAACCACCCCGACGTTTACCTGGCGGCCTCGATTGTCTGGGGCAGTGCCTACAACAAGAACCTGTCGGAAGCCTCGGCATGGAAGCAGTTGCTTGACGAGGCCATCCCGTCGATCAAGAGCAGCATTGCGCAGTCGAAACGCGCCGTTCTGACGGTTGACCCGGGCCTGGCGTCTCGTGGTGGGGCGCTCAGCCAATCCGAATGGACTAACGGCTGATGCAGCCGATCGGTCCCTATCGCCCGGATATGGTGGCGTCCAACGCAGGCGTCTCCGCCAACGTCCGCAACGTGCTGATGCGCAAAGACGAGACGGGCGTCGCCTATGGCCCGCACCCATCGCTCGCCATTCCGGCCAGTGCGACCGCGTTGCCCGCGGCTCCGCTCGGTGGGGCGGCCGTTGTGCTCCGATCCGGCGCAAAGAAGGTCTTTGTCGGCACTGCGGCTACCGTGCAGGAAATGTCGAACGACTTTACCTGGACGCAGATCGCGACGGGTTACGCCGTTCCATCGGGCGACAAGTGGTCGATGCGCCAGTTCGGCACCTATCTGGTGATGACCAACACGGTTGACGGGCTCTTGGCCTACAACGTCGAAACCCCGGCCGGGCTGAATGCAGTGTCAGGGGCCCCGGCGTTCAAGTCGCTGTTCGTCGCCTTCGATTGCCTGTTTGGGTGCGTCAGTGACGACGATACGCTGCTGTTTCGCAACTCGGCTCCCAACGATCACACCAACTGGACCACTGCCGGCGCCGGCTATCAGCCGCTTGCTGACGGCGAGGCCCTGATGGGCGGCGGTGAAATCTCCCAGGGCTATGCCATCGTGCTCCAGCGCAAGGCGGTGCATCTGCTGCAGCGCACCGGGGACCGCAAGATCTTCAACCGGGTGAAGCTCGAGGACGGCACGGGCTCGGTCAATCCATGGGGCATCGTCGGGGCGCGGGGTGCTCTCTATTTCTGCGACACGGACGGCTTCAAGCGCGCCAGTCAGGCCGGCGTCGAAGCGATCGGGCAGGACAAGGTCAACCGGACCTTTGTGGAGGAACTGGCGGGCTCTCTGGACGGGATCGAAGGGGCCTTTGACGCGGCCAACCAGCGGATTGTGTGGCGGCATCAGGAGAAGGCCGCTGCGAGTGAAACCGTCTACCCGAGCTTCATGGCCTATGACCTGCGGCTGAATGAGTTCGTGCCGGTCGATACCAGCACCACGGGGCTCTTCTCGATGGCCTCGCCTGGCTACACCGCCGACAATGCCGGGGCCCTCGGTAATGTCGATACCGTGCCATACGGACCGGATAGCCGGTTCTGGGTGGGCGGTGAGGAAGGCTTGCTCGGGATCGACGCTGATTACAAGGCGGGGTTCTTCAACGGGGCCGCGCTTGCCGCAGAGACGGAAACTGCAACTCTGGTCAGCAACACGTCGGATACGACGACGCGGGTAACCGTCGTCACCGATGCCTCTGCTGCGACTGTCTCGATAGGCTATCGCGAGCGACTGGCTGATGCCGCCGCCTACACCACAGCGGCAACGATGGACGCAGGCGGCACGACTGGCGTGCGGGCGGCTGGGAAGTTGCAGAGTGCCAAGGTCGATGTGGCCGCGGGGGAGGACTGGAACTTCATCCGCGGGGTTCGCTTCGATGAAGTCGCGACAGGTGGTGCGCGATGACCATCTTCCAGACCAAGGACGGCATTCTCAAGACGGCTGCTGTCGCTCTCAGCGGCACGAGCGCCACGACCATCGTTGATGGCGGCAATACTGGCTGCACGGTTGAATATGTGCGGGCTTGCGAGGTAAGCGGGAACACCCCGACCCTCATCCTGGATATCTACCGCGGCGGCGTGGCCTACAAGATCAGGGGCACGCTGGCGATGACGGCAAACACCCCGTACACCGACCGGGACGCGATCCAGCTCGAGGCCGGCGACCTGCTCCGGGCAACGGCCAGTGCGGCCAATCAGGTGCACGTAACAGCCACCTACACGGTTCCATCGGCCTGACCATGCTGGAGAGACTGCCACCGGCTCGCGTGCTGCACGAATGGGCCGCGATCTGCACCGATCTGCGCCGGGTGATCCATCTCGATGCCAAGCGGTCACTCGCTGATGTGCTCGAGCAGGCCCTCACGGGCGAATTGCAGTTCTGGCGCGTCAGGGAGCCCAGCGAGGCCTACGTCGCCACTCAGGTGACGCGGGACAGCGCCACGAACCGGCGGACGTTCTGGATCATCTACGCAGGCGGGTTGGGCGGCGGCATCAAGCGGATGCGCGGCAGCATGGATCTGCTGATGTGGCAGGCGAAGAAAGAGCACTGCGCTTCGGTGCGGTTCCAAGGGCGCGACTGGCGCAAGGTATTCCCGGATTTCAACGCGTCGTTCGCGGACGGCGTGTGGCACTACAGAAAGGCGACCTGACATGGGTGGCGGCGACGATCCTGCAACCAAGCGCGGGAAACAGCTTGGCAATCAGCTCAGCAACTGGATCAACACCAAGGCTCCGGCTCCTAGCGCTGGAACTCAGCAGGGCATTGCAAGCCTGCTGGCTGGCGCCAACCCGGCCGGGTACTCGCAGGGCATCGGCGGGGCGATCACGTCGTTTGCCGATACGGCTGCGGGCAAGAATATCGGCGTCGAGGCGCCAGGATATCGGGCAGTGCGGGACAACCTCCGCTCCGACATCATGGGCGACGTCAATGCCTCGATCGGCGGCTCAGGCCGCTATGGCTCAAACGTTCACACCGACACGCTGACCGACAGCCTCGCCTCCAATCTCGGGGCGCTGGACATGGCGCAGTACAATGCCGGGCAGGATCGACAGGTTCAGGCAGCTCAGTTGCTCCCGCAGTTGCAGCAGGCATCGACGCAGCCGGGGCTCACGCAGTTGCTGGCCGGCGGCGTGCAGGACACCGCGAATAACGCAGATTTCAACCGGTTCCTGCAGTTGCTTCAGGCCAACAACTCGACGTCAGAGACGCCGGGCATGGAGCAGGAAGCTCCGTGGTGGCAGACCCTCGCCGGCACTGCGCTGTCGTTGCTCTAGGAGACGATCATGGGCCTGTTCGACCTCATTCCGCCTGACAACAAGCTGGGCCAGCTTCTCATGGGCGTGCGCCAGCCGCTCAACGATATTGGCGTAGGGCTGACGCGCGGCAAGACATGGCAGAAGGGCCTTCGCGAGGCGTCGAAGTACACCGAGGAACAGGCCCCGCTGCGCGCCGAACAGGCGCAGTTGCAGTTGAAGGCGCAGAACGAGGCGAATGCCAAGAACAGCACGGCCGCCTATCTGAGGGCTCAGCCCGGCGGCGCACAGTTCGCGGATGCCATCGAGCAGGGTGGCATGGACGGAGCGACGGCGTTCAAGTCGTGGCTCGATGCATCGAAAGGCCAGCAGCCCATCGAGATCAACGGCCAGCTTGTCGACCCGAAGACGTTTGAGGTGCTGGGCGACTTCCGTACGCCGGAGACAAACACGGGGCCGGCTCCACCCGCAGGCTACCGTTGGAACGCGGAGGGTGGGCTTGAGTTCATCCCCGGCGGCCCGCAGGATCCCGCGAATGCGGCATCAAAGCCCCCAACCGATGCCGATGTGCGGGCAGCGAAGCTGGCTGGTGTGATCCAGGGCGACAAGGAACTGCTCCTCGGCCCTAACGGCATTTACGACAAGCTCGCGGACCCGTGGTCGCAGGCGGTTGGTGCAGAAGTCGGCGTCGGCGGGATTGGGGTTGGTCGGCCGGGCCTCGCCCTCACGGCTCCCGACTACCAGAGCGCAACGAACGCGCTCACCAACATCGCTCAATCGTATCTCTATGCGATTTCAGGTCAAGCCGCTCCAGCGGGCGAAGTCGCCAAGATCATCGAAAGTGTCACTCCGAAATTTGGTGAGGACGCGTCGTCCGTGAAGAACAAGAAGGCGCGCCTTGCCTCCTACATCGCCGCCATTGAGGCGTCCAAGTACGACGTTCCAACCGGTGGTGGCGCTGGTGGGGGCGACGCAGAGATTGAGGGCATTCTAACGGGGCTTGGCATCTGATGGCCGCGATCACTCTAGAGCGTTTGGCGGCAGGCATCAAAGCCGCCAACGCAAAAGGCGACATTGAAGCCGTAAAGAGGCTTGGCTCGGCCTATCGGCAGATGCAGGGGAAGGCCAACCCCGCGTTTGAAGCGGCATCGCTGGCGTCCCAAACCCTTAGCGGCAAGGTCGCGGACCTTCCGTCTCAGCGCCCCAGCATGGCCGACGAGGCAATGTCGTTTGGCCGCGGTATCATCGAGGGCATCCCGGTTGCCGGCCCGGCACTGTCCGATGCCAGGCGCGGGCTGGATGCAAATCTGAAGGCCCTGCTGCATGGCGGCGATGCGGGGCAGTATCAGGATGAGTTCAAAGCGGCAGACGAAGCCCTACGAGAGAAGACCGGTGGCGCTCGTACTGCGGGCAACATCACCGGCTCGGTGGTAGCACTTGCCCCGCTTGGGATGACATCAGTCGGCGGGCGCCTGCTTGGCACGGTCGGCAGTCTTCCGCAGCGGCTGATAGCCGGAGGTACGTCGGGCGCGGTCTTGAGCGGGGCCGATACGGCTGCGCGGGGGGGCGATCTTGGTCAGGTTGGCACGAGCATGGCGCTCGGAGCGGGGCTTGGCACGCTGTTCCCGGCTGCGGGCGCGATCAAGAATAAGGTCGGCCAGTCCATTGCGCAGCGCAGCGCCACCACGAAGGCGATCAAGGGAGCCCCGGCGGCTTCGGAGCTGAGGGCGACCGCCAGTGCGCTCTTTGAGAACAGCCGCGCGGCGAACGCTGGTGTAAACGCCGATACCTTCAAAGAATTTGCCTCGAAGCTAGTAGACAAGGCGATGAAAGCGGAGATTGACCCGACCCTTGATGGGCAGGCGGTCGATGTCTACCGCAAGATGGTAGACATCGTTAACGACGGTGCGAGCGCTGGCGGCATCAAACTGTCCCGGTTGCACAACTTGCGGCAGTTGGCGCAAGACGTAGTTATCGAGGCGAAGAAAGACCGAACCAAGCGCTTCGCGAACGAAATCATCGACGGGCTTGATGACCTGATCGGTGGGTTGAAGCCGGAACAGATGGTCGGTGCTGGCGGCAAGCAGGCGGCCAACGACATGCTTGAGGGCATCTCCACATGGGCTCGAGCGAAGAAACTCGCCATCATCGAAGAAGCCATCACGCAGGCGGAGTTCCAAGCGTCGGGTGTGACCAACGGGCTTCGCCTCAAGTTCCAGGCCATTCTTCGCAATCCCAAGACGCGAGCGCTGTTCAACCAGGCTGAATTGGCAGAAATCAAGCGGGTGGCGAACGGTGGCGTTGTGGACAACATCGCACGGTTGATTGGCAAGTTCGGATTCGGGCTCGGCAACAACGGCAACAACGTCGTTGGCGGCTCTATCGGGCTGGCGCTCGGCGGCATCCCCGGCATGATGGTTGGCTCAGCGGCTCGCAAGGGCTCCGAAATCCTGACGACACGAGCCGCCGAGCGCGCCGCGAAGGCCGTAGCCACTCCCAATCTTCCGGTGCTTCCAAAGCTGCCGGCTCCAAAAGGGATGCTACCGCCCGCTCTGTTGCCGCTTGAAGTGACGAAGAAGCGCGAGCCCATCCAGATTGTGGTCCGCGGCGGGGACTAGTCGCTGAACGCCCACATGAACAAGCCGCCAGCAAAGAAGGCGGCCACCGCCACCCCTGCGGCGATCCCACGTACGTCAGCCGGCATGTTGACGAAGAAGTACACCAAGAACCCAATACACCCGATCATAAGGACAAGCGGTAACTTGCTGTCCTCCGGGTGGCTCCAAGGCAACCGCCACCGCCAGCCCTTCGGCTTCCGTTCGCGATAGTCGCCGGGGTCAAGGTCAATCGGGCTACCCAAGCCAGGACTTCCCCATCAGAACAACGAGGCATACGGCGCAAAGCCAAAGCGGTGCTCGTAAGGCGTTCACCGCGTACTGCAAGTAGTCGAGCTTTCTGTCCATCTCTGACACGTGGTGCGCGGTGCGCTGCGCGTCGATCTCCGCTGAAGATCGGCCAAAACTATCCTCGAAGTCGCGGAGGATGCGTTCTGCATCGGACTCCTGGTCTCGGCTGGCCATCAATGACTTCCAAAAACGCGCATCCGGCCAAACTAAGCCGACCATAAGCATCCAACAAGGCCCTTCGGGGCCTTTTTCTATGAAGGCTCCGCAATGGCTTCCTACGACCAGCTACTGAACGGAACGTTCGACACTCTAGGAATGCCGAGGCTATCGCAGTCGGAGCAGCTCCAGTGGCTGAACACCTATGCCGGAGCTAATCCAGCGCTGTCTGCGATCAAGGCCGCGACGCCGACTGGTAACATGGCTCCTGCCGGGTGGATGTCATATCAGGGCGGCGTTCCTGTAGCCGCCTCTGGTGGCGCCATGCCTCCATTGCCTCAGAGCCGCCCGGCGTCCGCTCCAACCCGCATGGATATGGCTGCGATGGGCGCAACTCCGTCCGTCAACCGCGTTTCGGGACGGATGGAGCAAACCAACCCGCTCGCCAGCCTGCTAGGTGGCGGCGGGCTGCTGGAGCTGCTGACCGGACCATCGAAGAACGGATTGGGCGGGTTGCCTGGGTTGCTTGGTGGGCCACAGCAGGGCGGCATCCTGCAGATGCTGTTCGGTGGCGGCAAGAACACGGCTGGGCTGCCGAGACAAGCTCCAGCGATGACCCCAGCACAGAAATACGCAGCACTCAACAGCGGGCCCGGCTCTGTCGCCGCGATGGAGCGGCTGCACAGCGGCCAGAGCCGCAATCCTCAAAGCGGCGGCCCAGCGTCGGGCGGCGAATACGCCAGCGGCGGAAGGTAAGGAAACCACATGGCAAAGAACAGCGTAGCCGACTGGGACACCACGGCGGCGAACAACACCGATATTGCCGGCATCAGCATTGCCGAGGGGTGCGCTATGGCGAACCTCAACAATGCAATCCGCGAGGTGATGGCGCAGATCAAGACGCTGAACCCGGTAGCTGGCACGCTGACCACTGTTGGGCAGCACACCATCTGGATGCCGGCGTCAGCAATGATCGCCGCAACGACGAGCGGCGCCGCATCAGGCACGGCCGAAACGACCACCAACAAGGTGATGGTTAAGACACTAGACTTTGACTCCTCGGCGGAAGAGTTCGCGCAGTTCATGATCCAGATGCCGAAGTCATGGGACGAGGGCACGCTGATAGCGCAGTTCATCTGGACGCATGGGTCGACCACGACCAATTTCGGCGTGGCGTGGGGTATCGAGGCCGTCGCGTTCGCCAATGACGATGCGCTTGACACTGCATGGGGCACAGAGGTGGCGACCGTCGACACGGGCGGCACCACCAACGATGTCTATATCAGCCCAGAAAGCACTGCGGTGACCGTAGCTGGCTCCCCGGGGGCTGAAGAACTAGTGGCGTTCCGCGTGACCCGCGTTGTCGGCAATGGGTCTGATACGATGGCCGTCGATGCCAAGCTCATCGGGCTGAAAATCCACTATACCACGAACGTCGGGAATGACGACTGATGTTCCAGGTCAATCAGCTTACTGGGTTTGGTGGTGGCGGACTGGCGCCGCCCCGAGCCGAATTTCAGGCCACGACGTTCGACGGGACGGGGAAAACAACCTACACCTTCGCTGGGCAAGCTATCGGCCCGCCTTCGGACACTCGCTACGTCATCGCCGCAGTGACGCTTACTAGCTCGTTCTCAAGGACCATCTCTTCGGTCACAATCGGCGGTGTTGCCGCAACAGTGGTTCCCAACGGGCAGGTCGTAGCAAACACGTACTTTTACCGGATCGCTTTCTATATCGCGGCGGTCCCAACCGGAACCACTGCGGACATTGTTGTCACCGCCTCTGGCGCCTGCAATGCCGGCGGCCTAGCTGGCGTTTGGGCGGTTTACGACATATCATCTGCAACTGCAGTGGACAGCGACGGAGCCACCGTATTTGGCACCAACACGTTCAGCCCCCCATCCGTAAACACCTCCGCTGAAGGGCTCCTTTTTGCTGCTGGGTTCCACCTTCGCAACGACGGGGCGGCAGCAGTGTCATGGACAAACGCGACCGAGCGATCCGATCTCTCAAGTTCGTTCTCCAGCGTGAACGTCGGTCACAGCGGAGCCGACGCGCCCACTTCCGGGGCTGCTATCACCGTGTCCGCATCGCTGACTGGGTCAATTGACGGCGGCTCGATGGTCGTCGCCACCTTCCGCTAACACCCTCAACATCCCCGGAGACTATCCATGAACCCCGAAGCCCACTTCAGGGCGACGGCGCCTGCGTACATGCGCAAGCTCGTCGCTGACTTTCCCGCTCTGAACTTGCAGGACGCTGCTGCCATCTTCGGCAACCTGGGCCACGAAAGCCTTGGCTTCACCAAGCTGCAGGAGATGAAGCCCACGGTGAAGGGTTCGAAAGGTGGCTATGGGTGGGCACAATGGACGGGCCCCCGGAGACGCGCTTTCGAGGCATGGTGCAAGAAGCACGGCAAAGACCCGGCGGCCGATGCGACGAACTATGCCTATCTCTATCTCGAGCTGAAGGGCCTTGAGGGAACTGAAAGCGGGGCTATCGGCAAGGTTGCTGCGGCAGTCGGGCTTGAGGCCAAGGTCAAGGCCTTCGAACTGGCGTACCTCCGTGCCGGCGTCAAGCACTACGACTCGCGGCTGAAATGGGCCCGCATTGCGGTCGACGCGCTCCGGGCCACAGAGCCCGCGCCAACGCCCGTTTCACCTGCGCCGAAGCCAATCCCCGCCGAGCCTGCTCACCCCGCTCCTGAGGCCCCCAAGGCCAAGAATGGCCGCCTCGGCTGGCTCATCTTCATCGCCGTTGTCGTCGCGGCTCTCGCCTTCGTCGCATTCACAGTGAGGTTTTGATGGGCTCGTTCTTCGCATCCGTAGCTGTCCAGTGGTTCCTGCGCCGCATCCTCGATTGGGGCGGCTGGCTCGGCGGGTTCCTGCTGTTTGTGATCAACACCTACAACGCGCTTCCTCCGTCGCTTCAGGCAGCCATCGTGACTGTGATCGAAGGCCGCTGGCAGGAAATCACGCTCGGCAGCCTCATCCCGCTGCTTGCGCTGATATGGAGCCAGATTGCGTCGTTCCGCGCGACCGTGAAGCCCCAGATCGTCACTGAGGAAGGCAAGGTTGCCGACATGCGCGAGTTGCCGCGCGGGAATGCCAATGCAGTGCAGGAGATCGCCGCCACGGCCATCCTGAACCGCGGCGAAACCATCGTGGAGCGCCTGCTGAAGCTCAAGCTCGGTCGGCGGTAAGAAGATCCTCAAAGCGTCAAGAGCGGCCCCGGATAGCAGTTGCAATGCCATCCAGGGCCTTGAGCCAACCCCAGAACTGAACTGGAGAAGCCCCGTGCCTATCATTGCCTCTGACGCTTTAAGGAATTGACTAGATGGCCCTACCAAAGTGGATCGAGCCACGTATTACCGTGGGCAACATACTAACCATCATCCCGCTCATTGGAGCGATCTTCGCCGCTGCCCAAGGCTACGGCGCCATGATGGAGAAAGTCGACCAACTGTCCCTCAGGGACATCCCCTCGCTGCGCCAGACGGACATCGAGCTAGGTGGCCAGATCGTAGCGCAGGGCAGGGTAATCGATGCCGACCGCCTCTCGACCCGCGAAACCCTTGCTGAGCTGAAGACGGACGTTGGCTACATCCGGCGCTATGTGGAGGAAGAGCGGAGGGGCGCGCGACAATGACGCGCCATGCTCTCGATTTGGTCATAGGGGCCATCCTGATTTGCGGGATGGCCTTTCTGTTTGGGGGGCCGCCGGTCAGGGCTGCTGAGTGTGGCAAGGCGAGCTTTTACGCCGAAGCCCACCACGGAAAGACCATGGCCAATGGCCGACCCTTCAACATGAACGCGATGACGGCAGCCTCAAACACGTTGCCGCTCGGCAGTCGTGCCAATGTGGTATCCGGAAAGCGATCGGTGGAGGTGAAGATCACTGACACTGGAGGCTTTGGGAAGTACGGGCGCATCATCGACCTGTCCAAAGCAGCCTTCGCGAAGCTGGCGCCCACCAGCAAGGGTGTCATCCGAGTCTGCGTCACTCGGGTGCGCTAGACCTTATCCTCCCCAATCATCTGCGCCAGATAGTCGTTGATAATGTTCCAGTTCAACGAGCCCTTGCCGCCCTTGTCTACGCCCATAGCGTCCATGGTTCTACGGTGTAGGGTGATGTAGACCTCGGAGAGCTTACCGTCACGGTAAACCTTGCGGCCACTGTACTCGCCTTCAGGTAGCACCCCGCCAACGCTGGGGAGGTATAGTCCATCCTCTAGGACCGTGAAGGTGACGGGGGTTTCGGTCACTTGCCGAACTGAAATCTGGTCCGAACCATATACGGGACCGTGACGCGGTTCGTGTCGCCTTCCTGCGTGGAGCGCATCGGCCCGACTTCGATCAGGCTCTCGCCGGGGCGCAGGACGGCTTTGATCGATCCGGGCTGAGCAAGCACCCCGACCGTCTTCCCGTGCTCGTCAACCAGTCTCACGACGTCGTCGCTCATCCCCGCTTCTCCTTGCTCAGCGGATCCGCGAGCTTATCCAGCATGGTGCGCATTTCTCGGTTCCTCTCCCGCTGAAGCCGCGTCAGTTCCTCGGGCGGCAGCCAGATTGAGTGGTCGTCGTCCTCATCCGGTTCCTCTGCCATCTTCGGCTCCTTGCTCAACGGATTACACTCAGGACACGGCTTACCTATAACCGTCAGGATTGCTGGGAAAGTTCGTATACAGCGTGCGACCGGATCGGCTATCTTCGCCTTCGATGGTGATGATGCGCCATTCCGGCTCATGAACCTTGTCCTCGGACACGTCGGCGTCGAAGTGCAACGGTATAGCTGGCATCTCCAGAACTACCGGGAGCCCGCGCCATGTGATCTCTCCGCCGTCCATGTTGAGTGATCCATCCTGCATGGCTTCAGCGCTTCCGATGAGATCGCGCCGCGATATCGGGTCGAGCCGTAAGCGCACTAATTCGCCGGCACGCGTTGCAGACTTCCACAACGAATCGAGCTTCCAGTGGATGCTGTCGGACTGGATGGCCTTAAGCTGAGCGTTGTTCATTACGGCTTTCCTTGCTGAGTTCGTTACAGGTCGGACACGGCTTACCTGCTCCACCACAGTGACAGGCGTTAGGGCCAGAGCCTGGTTGATCACCCCATGGACGGGGTTCGTGATCGCTGTCACACAGCCACTGGCAGCCGTTGCAGGTCGGGCAGCGACCTTCCGCCACGATCTCCACGCTGTCACGAAGCGACTGGTGGAAGATGCGCTGCTCTGCGAGGGTCAGCCTGTGCATCGTCTCACTCCGTTCCTTTGCAGTGGTGGAAGGGCTAGTTGTCGAACAGGAACAGCACGCGCTCGGCCCCTTCGTCCTGCAGTTGCTGTAGATCAGCAAAGAACTGCCCACCCAACCGGTCGCGCCAAACAACCATCTCACCGCCGCCCGGCGAGGATGTGCGGCCGCCATCGTTGTCGATCATTACTCGGCGGTCTTCAACCAAAGCGTCGTAGTTGAACTCCGTCAGCTCCTTGACCGACAGCCACGAGTGCGAGTGGCCATCCATCCCCCAGCGGCCTGACAGGTCCCGCGCATAGTCGCTGGCGTCATCAGGAAAGCCGCGTGGCTCCGCCAACGGCGGCACATCCGAATAATTGCGGACGCCAGCTAGAAACCCGTACATGAAGTACGCGCGCCAGTCGAACGGCTCCAAGCCGGGGATCGCCTCGTACTTTCCTTCGCGCTTACGCTCCGCGAGCGAGTGGATATCACAGCCCATAGTTCTTGCCTTTCTGTTAGCGTTCACTATACTCAAACCGTTGAAAAAAGCCAGCATTCCCCGGCTTCTCCGCAGATTTCGCCTCTGCTTCCCAGGCCACTTGTTCTCTTTCCGTTCACGGTGCTAAGACTCCCCACTCCATAGGGAGTGACCCATGCCCACCAAACCATCTCTCATCGCCCGCGCCGCCGAACTACAGAAGCGCCATCCCTACTTCACCCCAAGAGACATACAGATCCTCATGGGTATCGAAGCTGAAGAAGCAGCCGAGAAGCGCCAGGCAACGAAGTGACCGTCCACTGGTCCCTCGGCTATTTCCGCGAACACGGCCACAGCGTCACAGCCTACTGTCAGCAGCCCGGCCCTGAGCCTATGTGCCGCCACTCCGCTCCCGTCGATCTCGACAAGGCCATTGAGGTGTTCGGCGCCGACTTCATCATATCGAGTGACCATGCCCGCTTCTGCCGCTCCCTACCTTGCTCCAAGTGCGGCAGCCGTCAGGTGAGCATCATACTCAACAACCCACCTAACCCACCGGCAGGACATACTGTGCCTGTGTGGCTGATGCCGGGGAGGGGCTAGGCGGCCTTTATCGGCCGAAGGCTTTCGAGGAAGTCGTAAGCCTGACGGTTCCACATAGCATCCGCCAAGGCGTCGTGCGTCTTGCCGGTTTGCTCTGGAAGCTTCGGATTGCCCACGCTATCGCAGAGTTGCTTGATGTCGCGGCAGTACATGGGCCAACCCTTCGGGAGGTCCATCATTGTGCCGAATAGCTGGCACAGAACGACCCAGTCATAGTCGGCGTAATAGGCCCAGAACTCGGGAGCATCTCCGACGAACTCGACAATGTCTGCGGCGATCTGCCGGCGCGTGACGAACAGGGCGCCACTACTGCAATGGATAAGGACGTTGTCCTTCACCCACTGGCTGGCTCTGGAGCGGTCGCACTCCGCCGCCTCGGCGTAGTACGTGCTGCCGTCCTCAGCGACGACCCCGATTGAGATGAGGTCGATCGTTTTGCCGTCTTCGATGAACTCGGTGTCAAACCAGAACTTCATTCTCGTTCTCCATACAGGTGGTGGGGATCAGGCGGCATCGACGGGGACTTCTCCGACACCGAGCATGACGGGCGGGTGCGCTGTGCCGATGATCCTCAGGTGAATTGGTGCGCCAGCGTTGAGCGCCGCCAATTCATCGGGCGTCGGCATCCAAGCTGTGACCATGCAGGGCGTTCCCGGCCCGGTGACGGTGTCGTTTATGACTTCGTCGCGCAGCGGCAGGCCGTAATAGCCTTGGCTCTTGCCTATGACCCGCGTGCAGCCGGTGATGCGCCCGATCTCCATCAGCCGTGCCCCTTGATTTCTGGCTGGCCTTCGAAGCGCGCCACGATCTCTTTCAGCGCGACGACGATGTCCTTGCGGTCAGCGTTGCTGATGTAGTTGGTGCGAGCGCCCTCGACCGTGTCGAAAGGGAACATGAGCAGCACGAACCCTGTGCTCCTGTCCGTCCCGCGCTTGTCGCCGTTGAATGCCTTGTCGAGAGAAGCAGCGAGGCTGTTCATCTGGGCGCGATAGGCAATGTCGATCAGTTCGGCCATCTAGTTCTCCTGTGCAAATGTGCAATCAGCGTGCAAGCAAAACGACCGATGGGCCGTAGTGCGTTGCTATTGCCAACAAATACAGAAGCCGATGTTACCCTTGGTAAGGGAGAGGTCGAGAGTTCAATCCTCTCTTGCAGCACCATTTTCCACAGGTTTCTCAGCATCTTAAGCGGCGTTCCGCTTTGTTCCTTTTCGTCGTGCTCGGCAAATGTCGGCGTGAACGAAACCAGACTTGGCGGCTGCACGCGTGCAAAATCCGTGCAGTCTGTTCCCCGCCCGTTCATGGCGTAGTCTTCCTGGCGAGTCGGCGCTGCCACTTGATCGGGTCCAGAACCCACGGCGCTGCCGCCCAGTCTTCGATGGTGGGCAGTGTGTTGATGGCCTCGATCAGCGGCCTTTGGGGAATGTGGGTATAGACCCGGCTCATCTCGGTAGCGGCATGCCCGAGGATCTGATCCTTGATGAACGGGTGCACGCCGTTGAGTACGAGCTGCGTCGAAACCGAGTGCCGCGCCGTGTAAGGTGACACGTCTCTGATCTTCGACCGCGCCCTGGCGCCCTTGATTGCCGACTTGATCTGCCCTCCGCCGTCCTTGGTCGGCGGGTAAGGCTGGTTCTTGTGGGTTCGGAACAGGAAGCCGCCGCGCTCCACCAGTGGTGTCAGCATCGGCACCAGCATATCATGGATCGGGATGCCTCGCGGCTCGTCCGTTTTGGACGACGACAAAGCGATCCACCTTCCCTCAACGTTGACTTCCTCGGCCTCGAGCAAGAACAGCTCGATCGGTCGCATACCGGTATAGAACAGCGCCGTCATCAGGCAGGCTGCCGCCGGGCTCATCGCCGAAACGAAACGCCACGCATAATCGTATGCCACTGGTCGAGTGCCGGCGCGGCTGACCTTGACCTTTGCCGCCGTGCCCTTTGGCTTGCGAGGGCGCTGCCACTTGCGCGGCTCGGCCCACTTCCTGGCATCGGCAGCGGCGTGGTTCCAGATGGCAATGAAGGGGGTATAGACGCAGCGGTTGCGCGTCTCGGGCGTCGTGCCCGGGTAGAGCTTGTTAGCGACCTTGTCCAGATCGGACTGTCCGATCTTGTCGAGCTTCTGGCCCTTGAACTCCACTGCCAGCCCGGTCACTGTCCCATCTGCCTTCTGTTCGATGATGAAGCGCGACGACCCGCCCGACTGGATATAGCTGTCGGCGGCCTGGTCGAAGGTGACTACCGCGCGCTTGCCGAAGATGCTTTCGAGCGAGAGGTCGGCTTCGCGTTTCGCGCGGATGTCCTCTGCCTCTTGAGCATCGCGTGTTTTAGTAGATTCATATACGCTGATGCCCCGGACGGTTCCGCGGAGGTAGTAGATGCCGCCACGGGGTTTGACGGTAAGTGGCAACGCATAGCCTCCCAAAGCATCTCGATATCGGTCTCGGAAAATAGCTTCCGGCCGCCGTTGTCGGAATAGTACGGATGGTCCTTCACCAGCTCCTGCAACTTGCGCCGGCCGATGTGCAGCGCCGTCGCAGCCTCATCCATCGTGTAGATCTGCCCCACGGGGCTTGGCAACGCGCTCACCCCTACCACGGCAACCACCCCATCTTCGCCAGCACAAACCACATGGCAAAGAACCAGCCTATAATGGCTACGACCCAAATCTGCTGCTTGCGTCTGGTCATGGGGCGTCCTTCAGAGCTTGGCGGGCGCGGTTGATGGTCCACTCAGGATCGAGTGCTGACTCCACTTCATCGAGATCGGCTATTTGCCGCAGCGCCATCTTCAGCTTATCGCGCTGGGCTTCGATCGCCTCGACCTCTGGCATCAATCCTTCCGCCGCCTCGATCTGCTTCAAGGCCTCCGCGCACGCTTCCCGCGCCTCATCCCTCTCTGCTGTCAGGTCGCCCCACTGACGCATCACCGTGGCATTGCTCATGGCGACTTCGGAAAGCCCGCATGTGGTGAGAGTTTCGATGCGCGCCGCGCATACGCGGTTGCTCAGCAGAGCGGCATCCCTCTCGGCTACTAGCCGCTCTATCGCTGCGGCGGCGAGGCGAGAACCGACTATCTCGGCGGCCTCCGATGGCTTCATATCTGGGCCATAAGCCATCAGGTACTGTGCTATCGCAAGCCGTACTGCTGCTTCTAGGCCGGTCACCAGGTCATCACTCTGCATGGGTGGTGTCCTTGAGAGCGGCGCGGCCGGCGTCGGTGATGTGCCAGAAGATGCCGTTGCTGTATCTCGCGCCCGCGACCAGATCGTTGGCCTCCAGAGAACGAAGGACAGCGAGCGACACGCCGTCAGCGCGTAAGTTCGCTGTGCCGATCTCCATACCCTTGCGCCAACTGTCCAGAGCGGCCAGCGCCTCAACCTGCCTGTTCGTCAGCTTCATACCCCCTCTCCCCGTGATGGAGGAGTGGGGAGGGGGGCAGCTAGGGCGGCGGTGAGGGCGGCGCGCATCGCTGGAGCATAATCCTCCCAAAGCTCTGCGCCTCGGCGGGTAACGCGCCACGGCGTTTCGCCCTTGTGCAGCAGAAACTCGCGCGCCGCAGCCTCAACCCGTTCCTCCGTCACCCCACCCGCTGCCACAGCAGGATGGGAGGCGAGTAAGTAGGCATCGATCCGTTTAAGAAGATCGCGAACCAAGTGTTCATCGGCCGGATCAAGTCCAGGAAGGGCTGGAGCTAGCTCGACCCATTCGCGAGCCTCGGTTAGCAAATCGCGCCACCCCACCACCTCCGCCTGTTCATCGCTAGAGCGGCGGTTCCATTCCTCTTGGGCTTCCTCGGCGGATCTATGGAAGCTGGTGCGATAGTCGCAATTCCAGCATTCGCCCCAGAGCCAGCCGCCATTTGCCCCAATATGGCCTTCAGGCTGACCGCACGCCTTGCACGGGCGCAGTTCCTGTCCCGTGTTCATCAGCAGACCTCGTCAAAATATTCATTGAGCAGGTCGTCGGTGAATGGCGGTGCGCCTGCCAAGGCGGCCTGAACTTCCGTATGCTCGCCGCAGCAGATCGTCTCCATCTGCTCGTCTGTCTGCTGCGAGAGCCACGCATCAATGGGCTCCAGCAACTCGCTCGGTCGCTTAGCGAGGAAGCGGGCCACGTCGCGGCGCTGCTTCTCCACCGATCGGCCTCGGTTGATGCCTCCGTTGTCGAGCGCGATCAGCAGCGTTGCTCGTGCGAGGCCGGGGTACTGTTCCGTGTTCATCAGGGTTGCTCCCCGAGGGCGGAACGGATGGCGGCATCGAAGTGAGATTGGCACGCCGCCTCGCCATCGCTCTGCGATCGGTGGTAGCCGAGGACGCGCCCATCATAACGCGCCGACCACTCGTCTGGATCGTCGCCATCATGCAGCACCGCGTAGATGCCTCGCAAAATCGACTTGGCGCGAACGCCATCGTTGTAAGGCACCCAACGTAAGGGCTTCACCCGCGCCCCGGATGCTGGAGAGGATGGAGAGGCGGCGAGGTAGAGCGGTTCGCAGACGCCAACAGAATGAGCGCCCGACATTTCCACTTCCCTGTCGTCTTGCCTCGGGTCGACGTCGCTGTACCGCCAACCGGCGTTGTGGCCTTCGCCGTCCAGCCAGCGAAATGCAACAGGCGTCCCCGCCTCTGCCTCTCTGCGGTGCTGGAGTTCGGTGAGGGCACATTCCACTTCAGCGTATTCCCTAGCTGCATGCGGTAAATGGTCCTCGGCTGTTTCTATCGCCTGCGTGCGCATGCGCGCTACCAGCTTGGCCAGCCGCTCGTCGCTGATGTGTTCTGGTACGGGTTTTGCGGTCATGATTGGGTGCCCTCGGCGGCAATTTCGGCGAGCGCATCGAGCTTGAAGTGGCGGTAGCGCCGGAATGGCCCGGACTGCATCGTGACATTGTATGAAGACCAATCAGGGTGAGTTTGGTCCTCGATGATATCGTAGAGTCGGTCATAGTCATCCTTCGGCACTTCTGTGCGATTGCCGTCCTTATCCACCCACACGGCAGCTCCGTATGGCGTCGAGATCAGGATGCGATCCCCAACCATAGCGACGTCATAATTATGCGCCGCCATGTTTGCGGCATCACCTCTGGCGCGCGGTGAGAATGACGAAACGAGTGCCTCCCATTCGTCACGCTCAATCAGGTTGGTGCGAGCTTCATTTGAGGCCGCGTTGCGGTTCATCATGATCGGCTGCCCCGGCGTATGTGTCGTCCTCTTGTCGTTCATCACTGTGTCCTGCGAAGGTTGCGGGAGAGAATGGGGAGAGGTCATTGGCTGCGCTCTACGACGGTGCCGTTGAACTTGCGGGAGCGCGTCTTGTCGAAGCCGCGGCTCTGCATCTCGACGTTGCCGGCGAGTTTCCCGCGCCGAGGAATGGGGCGCCGATCGGACTTCGCCTTGCGTGGCTTAGCGCTCTTGACCTTTGACGGGCGACGCGGCCGGGTTTGAACGGGGCGCGCGGCGTAGAGCGCTATAGCGAGGGCGAATGGGTCCGGGATGCCATGCCTCGTCCACCAGGCCAGTTCGTTGTTGCGATGCTGGTCATCGTGGTGCGTGCGGCACAGTGGCAGCACCCAGCAGTCGGACGGTTTCTCGCCCATCCCGGTTGGTGGCTTGCCGTACTGCCGCGCACCCGTGCGGAGATGCGCCGGGTCATTCGGTCCGGGGCGGCGGCAGACAGTGCACGGCAGCGTTCGCACATAGGCGAGGTATGCCGGATCTTCCTCTCGGGGCTGGCGCTGGCGGAGGGTCATGCGTCCACCCGCATCCACAGTTCGTATTCGCCCCTCAGCGCATCGAAAGCAGCGGTCGCATCCGGGTTGCCATCGATATTGGCGCGGGAGCTGACCCCGCAATGGGCGCGGATGTAGTCCGCTGCCTGGTCGACGGTTTCGACGCGGATGAACTTCCGGAATGAACCCGTGTTGCAGAGGATGCCGGCTACCTGAGCCAGAGACTTGCTGCGGCGGGGTGCTTCGATCTGTTCCGGCTCAGCCTGCGTCAAGGCTGCGAGGTTGAGGCGAGCAATGGCAACCGGCGTGCTGGTATCCGGCATCGGCGTGCCGAGCGCAGCCTGCACCAACGCCTGCTTCTCGAGCGGAACCTCGAAGATCAGTTGAAGCGCCTTGCGGGTCTTCACCATCTTCCATTCCACGTATTCGGCTTCGATGATCGCTGCGTCGGTCACGGAGAAATCGGCGACGGGTTACTATCCCCGCCGCCGCCCTGCTGGGTTGATCTCAGAAAGGGATGTCGCTGTCGTCGGCCGGTGCGAACTCGCGCGGCGGCGGAGGCTCCGGCGAGCCGTCGAAGTCAGGCTCCACGGTTGCCCGCTTCGCGCCGTCGTGGGCCTTGGCTGGGCGGATGCGGATGGCCTCCATGGACCTACCCTGGAAGTCGACGTAGGCAGTGTAGAGAACCACCTTCTTGCCGACCCACTCGTCAGTGTCGCCGCCATAGGCATCCGAAATGTTGGTGGCGTTGGTCTTGTTCAGGACCACGCCCTTTTCCTTGCCGGCGAAATACAGGACCGGGCGACGGTCCTCGCCAAGGCTTTCCATGATGCAGTCTTTGATGGTGACGACGGCCTCGCCTCCGTTGAGGTCTGCGGCCTTGAGGTACTTGCTGGGGAACTGGTCGTTGATGTTCATTTGAGTGCTTTCGCTTGGGTTCTGTGTGAGGTAGGCGCGGGCTTGTTTGGGCGGCTTCTCCTTACTTCACGCGAACGGTAAGGATGTTTTCGCCGGTCACGAGAGCCGCGCCGGGGATCTTCTGGCCGGCCTCGAGAGAGACTTTCAGCGCCGCCTTATCGGGCACACGCCGGGTCTCGATCTCGAAGTAGCCTTGAGGCAGTTCGTCTATGTCGGTGATGGACACGGACGTATTGCCGGCGCGCACGCTCACGGTCGCCTCGGGCAGTGGCAGGGTGGGCAGCTTCGCCGTAGCCATCAGCTTCAGCAGCAGGCCCTTGAGCCCGTCTGCGCCCCGAGCCAGCCGGTCCCGGCGCTCGGTCAAATCCTTGATGTAGAGGTTCAGCCCTTCGGCCATTGCCAGTCGCTCCTGGCGGGCGCGGATGATCTTCGATGCGACTGCCGGCAGCGAGGTCTCGGCTTCGAGCATGTCGGAGCGCAGTACCTCGTCGTCCATCAGCTCAGGATAGGCCTTGAGCATGGCGTCGATAGCGTTGCTGGTGTAGGATACATCGGCTGCGAGATAGTCGTTCATGGCAGCACCTTGCGGAGATTTTCCAGAGCCTCGGCGACGGCCGCATCACGCTGGTTGACCAGTTCAGACAGTTCAGTGCGGCGGGGAGTTGCACGGGCCATCTGGACAGCTTCATCAGCCGACCTCAGCGCGAAATGCAGGTCGGTAAGGTTGCGGTAGTCGAAGCTGGCGACGGGCTCGGCAACAGCGGCCGGCGCAGCCAAGCGAAGGGCGCGGCTCATTTCTCGCTCCTGGCAATTGCCTGTTGAGGGATTTCACGAAGTCCGGAGCTGGTCCGGACAATCTGGCGATAGACGGACACCCACTCGTCGTTGACGATCGTCCACTTGCTCACCAGCTCAGGCTCTCGCGCTGGTGCTGGCTTTATGGGGAGGGGAGAGGGGAGGGGCGACGGGCTCATTTCGAGCGCTCCGCAAGCAGAGCGTCGGCCATCGAGTAGCGGACCTTTGCGTACAGGGCGAACCGCTCTGCCTGAGGCAGGCGCCACCACCACTGGTTGAACGTGACGCGCTCATCGATGCTGTCGTGCTCACTCGGGATGACCAGCATGCCGCTGTCCCAGACTAGTCCGGCGGCACTCGCAATCTCCGCCTCCCCAGGCTGATCGCAGTGAACAGCAAAATAGTCGCGAACGGACAATTCGGGGCTGTTTGGGAGGATCATTCCGGCCTCCCAAGAAAATCCCAAGCGCGAGACAACGCTTCAGTGCTCGGGTCCATTGGCAGCGATTTCCAGCCCGGCTTCCCGTTCTCCTGCTCGTATTCCTCCGCGACTTCCTCGAAGCGGTAGGCTCTCGGTCTGCCGGGATCTGGCCCAAGCTGCGGCCACCAGTTCGCGCGGATCGAAGCGGCAGTCGTGGCGTCGCCGCCCTGCTCAATGAACTTCGCCATGTACTCGCGGCAGGCGAGCAGCCCAGCCCGGAAATAGACTTGGTGGATCGGGTTTTCGGTCAGGACGTGACCGAGCAGTTCAGCCGGGATCATGCGCTCGATCTCGCGCAGATCGTCGTCGTCAAAGACTTCACTGGTTCCGCTCATCTACGCAGCTCCTTTGATCTGGATATCGGGGATGCGGGAGGGATCGTCGTCGCGTTCGAAGTGACGGTCGTATTCCCACTCAAGGGTGCGGAAGATGCCCTCGTGGTCGCCGTGGCGGAGCATCGGTTCGACGGTTGGCCAGACGCTTTCGCTTGCGTAGAGCGACGTTCCATCGTGCCAGCAGCGCCCGCCCGTCAGGTGGCAGTTAAGATGGTGCGGAGCGCCTTCACCGGTCAGGCTGTGGAACTCCAGCCCAGCGGTCGGGCCACCGTATTTCGGGTCGCTCATCGTCACCGCGAAATGGATGGCCCCGTTCGGGCCGACCAGTTCCCAGCAGTGACGGACATCGCCCCATGGGCGCGACCACGTGTACTTGTGGTGCTTGAACTTGTTCATGCGACTTCCCTCCCACTGACAAGCTCGCCAATGCTGGCAACCCCGATACGGCCCTCTGCGTGCTCGGTGGCGTAGGCGGCCAGCGTCACGTCGAGAACGGCCAGCTTCGCGGCGCAGTCCTCAAGACCGGCGCGGTGCTTCTCTTCGACGCGCAGGCGGCGAGCGGCCCCGAGAGCATCGGCGGCGCTGTGGCCCTTGAGCTGCTGACGACGAGCCAGCAGCAGGTTCCCAGCGCGGTTCTTGCGCACATGGGCTGAGGACTGCAGATGCTCGGTCAGCTGGTCGAGGCCAGCCCAGCCGTGGCCGGTGATTGTGACATCGCTCTGCGCGCGGATGGCGCGGCAGCGGATGACGATCCAGTCAGCGTCGACGCGAGCCTTGGCGGCATCAACAGCATCGAAACGGCTGGTGAGTTCAGCCATCGCTGCAGCAAGTGCGCCAGCGGGTTCAGACGGGTTGCGCTCGGTGAGGGTGGGGGACATCAGGCGGCCTCACGAGTTCGGGTCGAAATGATCGCGGGCCGCCTCGATGGCGTCCTTCGCGCTTTCGAGGTCGTCGGCTGCTGACTGCAGCTCGTCCATCTTCTCGGAGAGTTCATCGATGCGGGTCTGGCGCGCCTCAGTCTCGCGGTCAGCCTGCTTGTCTTCGAGATCGTCAACCTTCTCCTGAAGGGCGTCGATCTTGGTCTGGACCTCCTCCATCAGCTGCTCGATCGCAGCGGCCATCTGGTCCAGCTTGTTGAAGATTGCCTTGGTCATCTAACCCCCTTCCACAAGCCCCATGGCTCGTGTTGTCTGGGGATGACCTTACTAGGCGACTAGTAGGCTGTCAACAAGAAAACTAGTGAAGCACTGCGCAGCTTGTGACCAACCTGTAATTTCGCTGAAATTGTGAACAGGCTTAGGAGAAGTCGCGGTAGGCCGCGAGCACCTTTGCGAGGATGCGGACGGTCACTTGATCGCCGTCCACCTGGGT